ATTGGGAGGAAGTACTTCCAACAGCATCGAAAGCCTAGAGGTAGCAGACGCAAACGGACGAGTGAAAGTAACTGGAAAACATACTACGGAAGTTCTAAAGAACTTAACGAAGACAGGAAACTTCTGGGGAATAGTACCTTCAAAAGAGAAATCATCTCCCTCCACAAAACAGGCGGAAAAGTAAACTACGAAGAGACAAGGCAACTCTTTCTTAATAACGTACTAACAGAAGCCCTTGACAATGGGGAACCTGCATTTTATAATAGTAATGTTCTAGGTCGTTATTACAGGAAGGATTACTTTGATGGAATTCCAAATGGGGAAAACTCAAGAGGAGATGATGCTTGAGTACATCATTGATAGATTACATCTACTTGTTGACGAACAAAGGTATGAAGATGCCATAGCATATTATGAAGAACATTCTGAATTGTTTAGATCATGAACAGTTATAACGAGTGGCCTGACGATACAGAATATCTTCAAGAGGGTGCTCAGATTATTAGAGACCATGAAATAACTTTAACAGAAGAAGGTATGTTAGATCTTCTTCAGATTAAGTATAGATGGCCAGAACCAGCGATTGAAGTTATTAATCAAGTTGGTAATACATCTAATGGTTTCTTTGATCAAAGGAAGTTCTTAATATATGAACGGTGGAAAAGGCTTTATGATTTAGGATTCACTACACTCATGAGTAATGTAATGGATCTTACTTCTGAACTTAGATCTCTTGACGATAAGTTATATGAGTACAAAGGATCTGAGACTAATGCCAATTTATATTTTACTGCTGGTACTACTATAAAGAGACCAAGTTTTGATCCACATAATCATGATTACCATGTGATTGTAAAACCCATATATGGATCTTGTGTATGGGAAGTGAATGGAGAAAGACATATTGCTGATCCAAGTGGAGTACTTGTATTACCAGCAGGCACAATGCACTCAGTAGTAGAGAATGAAAAACCTAGACTATCACTAACAATTAATATGTCAGGATAGTGAACAGATATATAGATTATCTGAACAGTGTTGGAGCTGATAAGATTCCTCATCGGGAATCTGATTTGTTAACACATTCAAGAAATGTTTCTGACATGCTACGTGCCTACGGTAGACCCGAAGGAGAACAGGTAGCAGGTCTTTTTCATTCAGTGTATGGTACAGAATTCCAACAATATAAAATAACGATACCTAGGGATACGATAAGAGATCTTATTGGAGAGTACTCTGAGTCCATTGTTAATTTATTTTGTACTCTGAATGATAGGGTTCATACGATTTTGTATGGCAAAGGTTTAAAAGATCCAATTAAAACAACTCTTAGGTGGTTAGAGTACTGCAACATCAAGGAGCAGGATCCTAATGCCCAAATTCTAAGAGAGTTCGAGCTCGTATTAAAGGTAAAGGTTAATGTTGATAGTTCGGTGCAAAAAATGTAATACGGAATTGACTAGTAACTCAAAGTCACAGTGCTGTGGGTGTCCTAATCAGACAATAGTACATGGCGATACAGTAACGGCAGTAGATTTAGGTGACGTTGTGTTAATTAAATCTAAAGATAGTATTAAAAATCATGGAATCCTGACATCTGATGACCTAAAATACCAAGAAGAGCGCCGCAAGCGCAAAATTAGAAAACTTACCTACGAGGAACGATGATCAACCTAGACGAAAAGTACCATGACTATCTCACCAGCTCAAAGACTTTGAGAATTGATGGAGTTCAAGAAAGAGTACGAGGCTATGGTTATCATTGTGATGGTTCGGATATCCTTGGGTATTACTTGACAACAGATAACTATAAGTTGTATTATAATAACAATGAACAGTTTATAAGGATGGAGGCCTTGGCAGGACTGCCTGCTGAGAAGGTTGAAGTCTAAAAAAACTACATATATAAATTATTAGTACGAATTAGATTTTTGGAACATGAATCAATTACCTGATGCTCAAGTCTTCCAGTTGGCAAGAGGAAAGAGTGGAAAACTTATTAGAAAATCTACCCATGATTTATGGAAGAAGAAAGATGTTCTTATAGTTGGTGTACATGGTGCATTTACTCCAGAAGATACCAAGATGGTTCAGGAGTATGAAGCAGCATATGATGAAATTTGTGCTGCTGGTGGTCTAGATGAGATTTATTTCATTTGCATGAACGATGATTATGTCATGCAGGCATGGTGGAAATCCATGAAGATCAAGAAATGTAAGTATCTTCCTGATGGTAATGGTGCTTTCTCATTGCGACTCGATCATCAAGGCGGTATGTCTGGAGGTATCACTGTTAATGAGATGTATAACAGAGGTATGGGTAAGAGAGGCTGGCGTTATTGTATGATGCTTGAGGATAATATTCAGATGTCATACATCGAAGAGGAAACTCCAGATGGTAAAGAGGATAGGAATAATTTAGATCCTCAGTATGTACTAACAACTGTACCTGAGTGTATTAAGTTTTTAAAGGGTAGAAACCAAACAGATAGAATTAGGGATAATAATTTCCATTCTTATGACCAAGCTTTGCCCCAATGAAGAAAATAAATCTTCAATATCTTGAAGAACATCTTGAAGAGGTTTTAGATAAAGCAAGGGCAGGAGAATCATACTTCATTCAAACTCCTGACGGAGAGATTGCCCTTGTTCCCGACAAGGATAGATTACAGTCCTGCATTGAGTCTGGAACTGCTGTACCTATAGAAGACAGTCATTTCTGGAACCACGATGACGGTGCTTGACACAACTGAATAACTCGATTACAATACCGACGTAAACTAAATTGAGTCATGAACTCTTTCAGCAATAAGTTCAAGAAGAATCTAGAAGTTCTAGAGAAGGCAGTTGATCAGGGGTTCGCTCTTGATTATAAGTATCCAAAGATCTATAAAAAAGTTCTAAGGTATTACAAGAGTGAAGGATACCAGTTTAGTGATGAAGATCCAGAACAGGAGTACTCATCTGTTATTAATTTGATAGCTGAGGATTTAAAGAGTGTCTGAAAAACAATACGACTCGGAAGGTAATGAGTTAGATAAACATGGCTTTAAGGTTAAGAAGTATCCTGATGGTGTTACATCTGTATTCAGATCAGTGATGAACTGTGAGAATATGTGTGGATTGGATAAGAATTTGATGGCGGAACTTATTAAAGGAGAGTGGAGTGAATCAACTACATTAAATTCTACAGGTAGAATGTCAAAGAAGATTGTAATAGAATACGACATCAAACAAAAGAAGGATGAGTGAACCATCTCTACCAGAGAAAGCAGCAAACTTAACAAAGACTGCCTATGATATTGTAAAAGAGTTTGTTGGTAAGGGTACTCTATTAGTTCCTGAAGAGGTCAGAAAAGCACGTATAGATATATGTAATGACTGTAATAGACTTGATAAAGAACGTTTAGTTTGTAAAGAATGTGGATGTTTCTTAGTCAACAAGGTTAAGTTTACTGCGGCACACTGTCCCCTAAATTATTGGTAAAATGACACTCGAACCTGTTAATGAAAAACCCGAATTTGATATCACAGATTTTATAGGGGTGTTTCCTGAAGCAGTAGATGCAAATTTCTGTGACTATCTCTGTCAGTATGTGGATCAAGCTTCACAACTAGCACCAAGAAATTATACACACGTTAAAGATAAACAAATTTGTTTGGATGCCTTCTCGCCTGGAGAAGCAAAGGGGTTGATGGAATATGTTAATGGATGTTTGTACTATTATATAAATGAATTTTCATACCTTACTAACTTCAGTTATGTAAGTGCGTTGGTTCTACTTCAGAAGACAGAACCAACTCAAGGTTATCATATGTTTCATGGAGAGAATATTAATTGGAACGTAGCTGGTAGGACATTGGCGTGGATGGTATATCTTAATGATGTAGAAGAGGGTGGAGAAACAGAGTGGTTGTATCAGAAACGTAAGATAAAACCAGAGAGGGGAACAGTTTGTATATGGCCTGGTTCATTTACTCATCTCCATAGAGGTAATCCTCCTATGAGTGAGAAGTATATTGCTACTGGATGGTATCAAGGTAACATTGGTCTTCCTCAAGTACAAACAGCGGGGATAAATGACAGACAATATATGGATTCTATGGCATCATGACAAGAATATTGGTAACTGGTCACAAGGGATTCATTGGTAAACATGTTTTCAATGATCTCAGACATGAACAAGGTTATGGTTATTTGGTAGACGGATTAGATAGACCAGAGGATATAGGAGACTGGGTTGGCCCTTCTGGTATGTTCGCAGAACATTATGATTATATTATTCACCTTGCTGCCTACGCTGCACTAAGAGACAGTGTAGATAATCCAGAGAAGTTTTGGGAGAATAATGTAGAGAAGTCCAAACCTATATTTGATTATTGTAGAGAGAATAACGTTAGGTTATTGTATGCAAGTTCTGCTGGAGCACATGAGTGGTGGCAGAATCCATATGCAATAACAAAGAAAGCAAATGAACTCATGGCACCACCTAACAGTGTTGGTATGAGATTTTTTAATGTTTGGGCAGAGGAAGGTAGTAGAGATGATAT